ATAAGGTAACTGAAATTCTGTTGTTAATATTCCGTATACACCACCTAGTGCATCTTGTAATTCATTTGCTATTAATTGTACTTCTGTTGCTGTAACTCTTTCAGCTTGTCTTTGTACAGAAGCATTAAGAAGAAATGCGAACTGTAATCTTTGTTCTATTCTTCCCATTGTTTCAAAAGCTACTCTAAAGTCTGCAAACTTATTAGCTTGTAAAACAGAAACATCTTTGCTGTCTCCTTCAATAATTGCTCCGTTGGGCGCTTTAGCTATACTACTAGCTCTCGTAGTCCCATTAGGCGCAATCATAAAGAGCATTTTAGAAGACGCACTACTGCCCTCTAAGATTGCTCTAGTTAGGCCTTCAAGACTTCGTAAGTCTCCCTCGTAAGCCTCAACCCAACCTCTACCGTAGTTCATTCCATCAATACGATTGAAGCGAAGTGCAATGTACGGTAATTTATCAAACTCGTATGTTGTTTCAAAAACTTTAATTTTATTTATTTCTTGGTGAACATAAAAATTCTTTTTAGTTCTAGTTACACAAGTATATAAATTTAAAGTTTTCTTTTCTTCTTGTACTTTATCTGTTATAATTTTTTTCTGTAATTTAAGTGGTAGAGTAGTAGGTGATACACCTTCTTTAATAATTATCTTTAATACTTTACCTTGTGGGTCTCTTTTGATTACGTAATTGTCTAATCTGTAAACTCTTAATCCTTCTTCACCTAATTTTAATAATGTATTACCTGATACAATAAGTTGTTTTAATGCTTCGTATACTGCTACTCTATCGTTGTTTGCTTCTATACTATCCATTACAGCTTTTTCTACTTTAGCTAATCCTTCATCTATTGTAGCTTTTTGCTGTGGGTCGCCTTCTACTTTTTTATAAATTAATTCATCAACATCTAATCTAAAGAATGGTGATTGTGGTGGAAACAAAGCTAACATTAGTTTAGACGCTAAGTTTGTTACACCTCTACTTCCTACAGATTGATATGGTGTAGGATATTCTGTAGCTTCATTACTACCTTTTTGTGGATATAAATGTGGTATAGTTAATTCAGCACCACGTCTTGCTCTTTCTAAATAAATTTCTCTTTCAAGTTCAAGTTTTGAATACATACTCTCAACTGAAGATTTATCTTCTGTGACGTTTGCTGTATTCAACTTATATTCTGCCATTATTAACTACTTGGAAAATTAAGACCACTACTAGATAGACCTGATGAAGCTAAAGGTATTCTTAGGCTTCCTCTGCCTAATCTTTTCCTGTTAGCTGACGAAGCCATATCTGTATCTCTACCTGATACGTCAGCACCAGTAGCATCTCTTTTCTTAGCTACAGTTGGTGCATCTTGTGTTGTAGTTGCGTTACTTACAACAGGTGGAGTTTCAGGAATTGGCTCAGGGGCGCTAGGGGGTGTAGGGGCTTTTATACTTACACACATATTATTATTCCTCTTGAATTTTATATTTTTCTATTAAATGATTTACGACTGACCTTTGGCCTGATTTATACATAACCTCTTTTTCGGTTTGGTCTAATTCAGCACATTTGTCAGGGAATAAACTGTCAAGATAATCAATAATTTCTTTAGTTATTATCGGTATTTTTATCTGTTTTGGCATTATTTACTCCTAAAGTGGAACTTAATTCTTTTCTCTTGTCTTTAATCTCACCACCAATAGCAATGTAACCACAACCATCAACATCATCATCTTCATTAGCTTCACCTTCTTGTGTTCTAGCTATCTTCAATAATGCCATCATGTACGCTACATCTTCAGGTAAGATTGTAATATTTAGCTTAGTTTTGTTTTGAACATAGCTAGTCCATAGTCTAGCTATATTCTCATGGTTGATTATCTTATCTCCATGTTTAACCTGACGGTCACCACTAAGCAGTTCTTTTGTTTTGTCTAAAATCTGTATACTTTTCATATTTATAGTTCCATAAGTTTGGTTTACTTGTTTTAAAATCATACTCATCTTTACGCAGTATTCTTGCTAACTTAGCTTGATGGTATGCGTCTTCAGGTTTAAGTTTATTGCGTATGTATTCTTCAATTACTGCTTCCCACATATCGTCTATATTCTTTTTACCATTAAGAACTCTAGATGCTTTTACAGCACCCACACCAACACAACCTTTGTAACCATCAGCTTGGTCACCAGTTAATACTTGTGTACAGAAGTTATAATCAGCTTTGTTTAAATCAACATATTCAAGTTGGTCATCACCAATAAAACAATGCCATGTAGGTATTGTTCTCATATCCTTGTCACCTGATATAACTACATTATTAGTTTTATAATGTTGTGTAGCTAATAGACCAATAACATCATCACCTTCTAAATTAGGTAAAGCATAAAAATTATAATTATCTTGTACCCATTTTCTTAATGGTGCGTATGTTATAGGTTTTCTTATTTTCTTACGATAAGATTTGTATGTACCATCTAATTCTTTTCTAAAATTCTTTTTATCAGAAAAGGCAAATATAATTTCTTTAGACTTAGTATAGTCTTTATAAAAATTAATATTTTGTTGTAGTAAAGTTTTACCTTTACCTAAGTCTGAATGTAGCGTCCATACATCATCACCCCAGTCAATAGGTTCTTCTAACATAGAAGCAATCTTATAAATTATGAGGTCACCATCTACTATCATCACTTTGTTCTTATTTGAATAGAACTCTTTTATGTTCTTCATAGTTTTATCTCCTTTAGTTTCTTGACGTTGGATTTAGGTATGGTGGTTGCATTACCTGCTTGGGTAATAGAACCATCATCATTAAAACTAATGTCACCAACGAATACATAGTTTTGTTTGGAAGAAATTAACCAACCCATTGTGATACAAATGGCAGGTCTAGATTTTTTAATTACACTTATGTCTTCCCAATTTTCTGATGAGATTATGTCTGACCACCAACACTTATAAAATTTATATGGAAAAATGTCTGTGTCTATGTCAGGCAAATTTAGTTTACTTTTTAATTTAGACTTCATAACTTAATAAATCTCCTACTGGTATGATGTGTCCTCTAGCTTCCCAGTTATCACCACCCTTTTTTATTGGGTACTTCTTCATTAATTTTTTTAAAACTTTAGTTGCTATAAGAACGAAGGTTTGTTTTTTACGTTCAGCTTTGTACAAACAGAAAGCGTAGTAAGTTGATTTAGTATTATTTATTCCTGAAGGTTTACCTCTATCTTCTATCTCAACAAATACATTACCAGTCTTCTTACATAATCTATCTGTCTTAACTTCAACTTTACCTTCTAGTGCTGTCTGTAGTTCGTTTTCTTTTTGTTGTCCGAATTTTAAATCCAAATCAAAATGAGGTCTTGCTTTAGTGTGTGTCACTCCATGTACGTCCTACCTTAATCTCACCATCTAACGGTGTCTTAAAATTAAAATAGTTTTGGGTTTGTTTGAATATTGTTTTAGCTATTGTTTTAAATTGTTCAGTCTTATCTTTCTTAACATAAAACTGCATCTCATCATGGACGTGTAGTACCATTGCATAATCTTCACCCCACTTAAATCCTGCTTTGTGTAATTCTTGGTTAAGGAATATTGTTCCTGCTTTTACAAGTATACTGCCACAACTTTGAATAAGTGTATTAAGTGAACTATATTCTGCTTTAGGTATAAGTCTTCTACCATCAATACCATTAATGTAGCCAAACCTTCTGTATTTATGTTTGACTGCATCAGTTAAAGTTTTTAGTGCAGGTAAGGCTTTCTCAAATTTACTTCTTACTCGTTTGGCTTCTTCAACAGAGATGCCAAGTATCTCACCGAGTTTTGCATTTCCGCAACCGTATATGTAAGCATAAATAAACCTTTTAGCTTCAGCACGTGAGGATAGTCCGACAGCTTTTTGATTTTCGGTATGTATATCATTCTCCAATAGTCTTTTGCTAAAGTCACCATTATCGTATGAAGCCATGTAGCTAGAAAGCACCCTAAGCTCCAAACCACTAAAGTCGAGACCGATAAAATCCATATCGGAAGGAGCAATAAATAGGGAACGAAATTCTGAACCATATGGGCTATCGCTTGATACACATTGTGCAAGGTTTGGCGAGTTGTGCGAACACCTGCCTGTATAAGTCCCCAACGTATTAACTTTTCCATAAATTTTTCCTTTATTGTTTAATTTTAAATATGCTTGGTCACCGTCTGATAATTGACCAAGACGTTTTTGTATCATTAAGTATTCTGAAATTTTTTTAGCTTCAGGGTATGGTAACTCTTTTAATATCTTTTCATTTACTTCAGGTTGCCCTGTTGCTGTAAATGATTTTGGTTTCCAACCTAAAACTGTAATTAACCTATCAGCTATATGTTGTCTTGAATTAGGATTAAATATTTCTCTCTTAACTTGTTTGACTGGTACACCTGCTTTGATACCACGCTTTTTATTATCACGTTTATATCTTTTATAACCAGTTACTTTTTCCCAACTAGGGAAGACTACAGAAAGTTCTTCTTCTAACTGTAGTCTCCTTTTTGTTAGGATAGATAAAAGCGACTGAGCAGTCGTCTCATCAAATAATATACCATACTGTTCTTGCTTCCTAATCCAATGTGCAAAGTTATGTTCTAATGCAATAGACTTT